CGTTGGGCCAATCGAATAGAAGGGTTCTATAGGTATGTCGGTAACAGTACAGGCAAGTAAACATCCGCTAAAACCTGATTGGGTCTATGCCGATGTTGAAGCAGGCCAGAGCATCTATCAGATTTCTGGCGGTGCGCCTGTTGTCGCCTACATTAACGGGTATGAAGTTGCAGAAGAGCTGCATCGTCTCACAAAGCTCAAGGATGGCGTGCATCTGACTCTTTGGCCTGTCCCGCAGGGCGATGATATTCTTAAATCGGTTTTGATGATTGGCGTTGCGATGGTCGCAGGGCCGATTGCGGGAAATATTGTTGGAAAAACATCTGGAATGCTCTTTCAGGCTGTAAAGGCGGGTATTAGTTTTGTTGGGCGGATGTTAGTCAATGCGCTTATTCCCCCCCAAGTGCCGCCGCAGCAGCAGCAACAAGATTCATTTAACAGACTACAGTCAATCACAGGGGCGAGCAATAAGGTTGCAGCGTTTGAGCCGATACCTCGCGTATACGGCACGTTTAGGTATTTCCCGCCAGTCCCCATGACGGCAAAACCTTTTACTGAGACAGCAGGCAAAGACGAATACCTGCGTATGCTTGTTTGCTTGGGCTATGGCCCTTTAGAGATCAACGGGAACCGTGTTGGAGAAGGGCAGAGCGTCATCACTGAAGCTACTGATCTGCAAGGTGCTGTCAGGATTGGTGATACAAACATTGAGTTTTTTGATGACGTAGAGTTTGAGATAGGTCGTCCAGACCAAATGACTCTTTACACTAACCAAATTATAGAGACTAACCCCGGATTTACTACCAAAAATGACGATTTTGAAGGCGAGAGTGGCGGCCCGATAACTAAGCAAGATGGAGAGTCTGCTATCCGAACCACGGATACTGGGGCTAGTGAGATTAGCATTGACTTTGCTGGCGCGCTTTACTCAATAAACCGTGATGCTAAAACAACAAACGCATCCGTTAAGTTCAAGATCGAGTACCGCGAAGTGGGCAATACTGACTGGATCGTTGAGAACAGTAGTTTCGTTGTAAGGTCTTCTAAGAAAGAAACAGTCCGGTCTAGCTTTCGGTGGAAAGTGCCAGAAGGCCAATATGAAGTCAGGGTTACTCGACTAGAGACGACCCATCAAGATGTTAGCGCTTTCCAAAATCAGCTAACGTGGAACGCCTTGCGGACGATACGAAGCGTCCGAGGTTTTGATGTAGACGGAACTGTCTGCATGGCGCTACGGATTCGGGCTACTGACCAGCTTAACGGACGCATCGAAAACCTCTCTGTTCTTGCCACCTCTGTTCTTGAGGCTTGGAACGGCTCTGCTTGGGTCGAGAGACCGACGAATAATCCTGCTTGGGTTTTTGCAGACATCTGGTCAGGAAGCGCAAACCGTAGGCCGGTGACTAAAAATCAACTTAATACTGAATCACTCTTGGAGTGGGCCAACTACTGCGATCATGAAGAGCTAGAATACAACGCAGTTCTGGACTCACGCACAACGACGCTTTCGGCGGCACAAGACGTGGCTGGGGCCGGGATTGCGGCTTGGCAGTTCAACCCTGACTCGACTATTGGAGTTGTTCGAGACACTGTGCAATCTGTGCCGCGCATGGTGATAAGTCCTCGGAACAGCTTTGACTTTTCTTTTGAGCTTTCCAGCCTAGACATTCCAGAAGGGTTACGCGTAAAGTTTGTTGACGACCAGACTTGGGAGAATACAGAGCGTCTTGTATTCGATGACGGTTTTGATGAAAGCAACGCTGAATTTTATGAGACGATAGAAGCTAAAGGTGTAACTTACCCAGAGCAGGCTTGGAAATACGGTCGGTATCACCTTGCCCAACAGCGCCTGCGGCCAGAGCGGTATACTTTCAAGCAAGAAGTCCAACATTTACGCTATCAGCGCGGCGACTTGCTGTCGTTGCAAAATGACGTCATTCTGGTTGGATTGGGTGCCGGGCGTGTCAAGTCTGTCAACTCTGCTACGGAGATCGAGGTAGATGAGTTTTTGCCAATGGAAGATGGGAAAAGCTACGGCATTAAAATCCAGCGATCCAACGGGCAGATAGCTACTGTCGGTGTTGTGAATGATGCGCCCGGTAACACATTACTGACGCTGACAAGTTCTATCTCGAATCTCTTAAAGGATGATCTAGTTATATTCGGTGAACTCGGGCGAGAGTCGATTGATGTTAAGGTGACAGACATCCAGCCGGAGGGCGACTTCGTTGCTTCAATTACTTGTGTCCCAGCGGCAGAAGAGATTGAGGACGCTTGGGATGGTACGATTCCTTCCTTTGACCCAGTAATTACTGAGCGCATTGAGCCAGAGCGCGTGCCGCCGGTTAAGCCTGATATTGATCCTGAGTCTATCAGAGGCGGTGCTACAAGCGTCACCAGTGTCACCAGAGATAGCAGGGGATCTCCTACAGCTAATATCTTCGTCACTGTCCGGTTTGCATCTCAATTCGGTTCAAAGCAGAAAACTCAAGTTCGCTATCGTGAACTTGGCGAAACCGAATGGGAAGTTCTTGAGCCTGTTAATTCAACTCTCATTAAAATAGACAATCTCAACGTAGGGACTACCTTTGAAATACAGGCTCGTGGGGTTAAGGGCGATGTATTTGGCGAATACAGTGACTCTGTGCAGTACACGGTTGAGAATACGACGCAACTTGCCCCAACAGTACCGTCAATTACAAACCTGTCGCAGGTTGACGAGCAGCTTCCTCCCATAGGCACTGTCCAAAGCTATATCGTCGTAGAGTATCAGCTAGGAGAAGACGGGCCTACGCCATCGCTGGTGGAGATCAAGTGGGAAGGGCCAACAGTCCCTAGACAGACGCTTACCTTTGAGCCAGAATCAGGGCCAGTCCGGTTTCCGATCAATACCTACGGAGAGACTATTGAGGTCTATGTCAGGACTCGTAGCGTCCACGGGTATTTCTCTGAGTTCAGCGCGCCGCAGACCATTACGCCTGCTGACCCAAATATCACTAATCAAGACTTAATCAATTTTATCAGCAACGACATATCTGAGTCACAGCTCACCTCAACACTGAACAGCCGTATCGACATCATTGATACCTCTGCCAACAATATACTTGCTCGGCTGGATACTAACGAAAGCGATATTGATTCTGTTGAACAGGACATTACTGTTCTACAAAGCAGTCTTTCTAGCACTGAGAATGACGTTAGCGCGAATGGCACTGCCATCAGTGCGCTCGATACTCGCGTCACGTCGAACGAAGGCGACATCAGTGTAATTTCAACTGACGTTACTTCACTGCAATCTGATGTTGATGGTCTTCAAACCGATACATCAGCTAACGCCTCTGCCATAAACCAGTTGCAAACAGACGTAAGCAGTAACGATGGTGACATCAGTGCGATCTCGACTGATATTAGCCAACTTTCTACTACAGTAGATGGAAACACTAGCACTATTCAGACGCAAGCTACGTCTATTGACGGCCTTGAGGCGCAGTACACAGTCAAGATTGACAACAACGGCGCAGTGGCAGGCTTCGGTCTAGCCTCTACAACCAACAGCGACACAACTGGCGGCCAGTTCTCCGAGTTCTACGTTAACGCAGACCGCTTTGCTATTCTGCCCCAAGGCGGGATAATTGGCACTGATGATACATCGCCTTTTATCGTGCAGAACAATCAGGTGTTTATTGACGATGCTGTGATTGCTAATGGGTCGATTGACAACGCTAAGATCGCTAATGCCGCAATCGACAGCGCAAAGATTCAAAATGGTGAGATCACTACTGCGAAGATTGCAAACGCTGCCGTAGATAATGCCAAGATTGATAATGCTGCAATAAGCGAGGCTAAAATACAGAACGCGGCAATTTCGACTGCAAAAATACAAGACCTTTCTGTTGAGACTCTAAAAGTAAAAGACCGTGCGATTACAGAGCAAACATCTAATTCATTTAGCCACTCCTTCCAGCAGGGTACACAATCAGAATCTGTAACATTTAGTACACAATCTCAATCAGAAGTTATAATTATAGCCGCTTTTAGCACTTTTTCGGATTCCGATAATAATGCCCCAGAAAACCTTTTTGACGTAGAAGTGAAAGTGAACGGTTCGACAGTTGATGTTATTGAGGACATAAGACATGGCAACTTTGATACAAATAGATTTTCTAGCGTAAGGAGTCTGACTCTGCCTGCTGGTAACAACACCGCTGAATTAGCGATTGGTTTAGTCACAGGTGGAGATTTTGAAGAATTACACAGAGGTACGATTGCTGTTTTGGAGGCTAAGAAGTGATTAAGGCTTGCATTTATAAAGATGATCCCGGCCCGATACTTAGGGTTATATCCTCATCAAATATAAGGAACATTCAACTTAACATCAAAGATGGACAGAAATATACGCCCTCTGATGCAAGCCCAGATACTCACTACATTAAAAACGGCAAGGTGGTTGCTTACCCAGATAAGCCAGACCACCCATGCTATTTTGATTTTAATAACGAGCGCTGGGTTCTTGATAGTAAGATTTTTATGGCAATGGTCAGAAAGCAAAGAGATCGTTTGTTAGAAAGAACCGACTGGACTCAATCACCAGACGCTCCTGTCAATCATGCAGCGTGGGCAGAATATCGGCAAAAACTGAGAGATTTGCCAAGCACAGTTAATAATAATCCTGATTTTGAATGGCCCCTTAGGCCGGAGTAGAAATGTCAAGCAACGCATACACATCCGCAGGAAGCACTTTATCTGTATCAACAGATGTACCAGAAGAGGCTACTCTTGATAATTTTGACCTCCTGCTCTACACAAAGATTGGAGATGTTTCAGACATCGGTGACTTTGGTGAAGAAAAAGAGATACTCAGTTACTACGAAATGCGGAGTAACAAGCAAAAGAAGAGAGTAGGAAAGACATCTTTTGGCAATATGACTTTCACTATGGCAAACATCAGAGATGATAACGGCCAAACCATACTACAAGATATCTTTAGGAATGGCGCAGAGGCCAGCTTTGAAGTGTCTGTCAGAGAGCCACATTTCTACTATTTCACTGGCATTGTGACTAATTACTCAGTCAATATCGGTGGCCCAGATCAGATTGTTTCTGCTTCTATCACGTTGGAACTTACTAGCGACGTG